AAACTCAGTCTGATGTAATTGTGGAATCATCCCCACAGGTCGAAGCTGAAACGCATGAAACTGTTGAACCTGTTGAAAATCAGGAAACTAAAGAGCCTGAGCAAACAGAAACAACAGAAGATGACGACAGTGACAGCCTACCCAATGGCGTTAAAAAGCGTATTGACAAATTAACGCGTCAAAAATACGAAGCACAAGCCGAATTAAATCGTTTAAAAACTGAATTTGAAGCATTAAAAGCACAATCTGCACCAAAAGCAGTTGAGCCACAAATGTCTGATTTTGAAACTTTTGACGATTATACCGAAGCCTTAGCTGAGTATAAATTTAATCAAAAAGCACAAGCTCAACAGCAACAAGCTAGCCAACAACAACAAGCACAAAAAGTCGCTCAAGATTGGCAAAGCAAAGTTGAGAAAGTCCGAGCTGTTGCGCCTGATTTTGACGAAGCCTTTGCCAATGTCGCTGAAATTACTTTTGCACAATCAACACTAGATGCCGTTGCAGGGCATGAAAAAGGTGCTGAAATTGCGTATTTATTGGGTAAAGACCCTGTAAAAGCGTATCAAATTGCATCTTTGCCACCTATGCAACAATTAATGGCAATCGGTGAAATTGCAGCAAAAACTAATTTAACCAAACCCAAAACTGTTACGAATGCGCCTCCACCTGTTAAGCCGATTAGCGGTAAGTCATCAATCGTTGACCCTAACAGCTTATCTATTAAAGAGTGGGTCGAGCATCGTAATAAACAATTACGTCAAAAGTGAGTTTTAAATCATGGCTAATACAATTTTAACGTCTCAAATTATCACACGCGAAGCCCAACGTATTTTGCACCAAAAGCTAAACATTGTTGGTAACATGAATCGTCAATATGATGATCGTTTTGCTAAACGTGGCGCGAAAATCGGCACTTCTTTAGATTTACGTTTACCTGCTAAATTTACAGTCCGCACAGGTTCAAGTTATAGCGGTCAAAACGTAGTAGAGCGCAAAGTCAATTTACCCGTTGCCACGGTTAAAGGCGTTGACATGGCTATTTCTGATTTAGAAATGGCGTTGTCTTTAGATGATTTTAGCAAGACTATTTTAGAGCCAGCAATGGCGCAATTAGCGGCGCAAATTGAATATGACGCAATCAATGCGTTATATAAGTACGTTCCAAATTATGTTGGTACTGTATCTACTCAGTTAGATTACAAGAAATTCCAACAAGCTGGCCAAGTATTAACCGAAAACTTAGCACCAAGTTCACAGCGTTGTTTTATCTTAAATCCATCCTCTCGTGTTGAATTTAGCGATGCGGTTAAAGGCTTATTCCAAAGCTCTACCAACATTGAAAACCAATACAAAGAGGGTATTGTAGGCCGCACTGGTGGATTTGATGTGTTTGAAAATACAATGGTTCCTGCACATACCACAGGTACTTATGCTGGTACACCATTAACCAATGGCGCAAACCAAGGCTCGACTGGTGCTGATAATGCTTATGCTACAACATCAAGCTTAATTACTGATGGCTGGACAAGCACAAGCTTAAAAGCTGGTGACATTATCACTATTGCCGACGTTTACGAAGTGCATCCAGAAACTAAGCAAAGCACAGGCAAGTTAAAGAAATTCACCGTAACTGCTGATGTTTCTGATACTGCTGGCGCAATTACCATGACAATCAGCCCTGCAATTATTGCTGGTGGTGCTTATCAAAACGTAACTGCTCGCGCTGGTGATAACAAAGCAATCACTGTTTTAGGTACTTCTGCAACGGCTTATGGTCAAAACATCGCTTTCCATAAAGATGCGTTTGCTTTTGTGACTGCCGATTTAGAAGTGCCAAACGGTGTTGATATGGCGGCTCGTGAAGTTTTGGATGGTATTTCGATGCGTTTTGTTCGCTGGTTCGATGGTGATACAGGCGAATTTAAATCCCGTATCGACGTTCTTTACGGTTATGCGCCTGTTTATCCTGAATTGGCTGTTCGTGCCGTTCACCAATTAGCTTAACCTCTGTTGCTCAAGGATGAGCTTTTTTCTATAGGTGGCTTATGGTCACGTCCGATTTAATACGCTCCTCGTTGCGCTTAATCGGCGCGATTAGTTCAAGTGAAGCTCCTGCTGCTGATGAGTCGATGGATGCGTTAGAAGCATTAAACATGATGCTAAATTCATGGGGTGCGGTTCGTTTCTTATCTAAAAATACCCCAACAATTACGCATACGCTAAACGGTTCAACTTCTTATACAATTGGCAGTGGTGGCGATATTGATACCATTCGCCCAAGTGCTATTTTTACCGCTTATTACACATTAGGCGGCTTAGATTATCCCTTACAAGTTTTAGATTACAAAACATATAGCGAGATCGGTACTAAAAACATCGGGGCAATTCCTGAGTATGTTGTGCTTAAACCTGATTATCCGCTTAGCACGCTTTATGTATTCCCTGTCGGTAGTGGTGGTGTTTTAACATTGTCGGCAGTTCGCCCACAGGTTGAGTTAAATATCAATGATGATGTGCAAGATATTTACCCTCCTGAGTGGATTCGTGCTATTAAATATAATTTAGCAATTGAGATTGCACCTGAGTACGGCGTAACTGTTGCACCTGAGATTGTGGCAATTGCTAAAGAGTCTAAAGATACTGTTATGCGGTCGATGATTAGCATACCAAAAGCGAAGTTTGACCCATTGCTTAATGATGGTTATACCACTGCATCACGCTCGTTTATGGCTGGGGGTGGGTTTTGAAGTTTAACTTTTTAGGTGGCCAACACAAAGGATTCAGCCCGAATCAGAACACACAAGAAACGGTTAATATGTTTTTAGAGGTCGATTCGTCCGAAGAAAACAAACTGACTTTATATCGTGTTGACGGTAAAAAAGACTTTATTGAGCTACCTAAAAGCCCGATTTACAACATGGCCGAATTTAGGGGCGTGTTGTACGTTGTTGCAGGCGATAGTATTTACAAGATTGTTCAAACTGTAGGCGGTTACAGTTACTCATTAATCGGTACAGCTGACTTAACGCTTAATGTGACGATTGCTGCTAATAACGCAGGCCAATTATGTTTTAACAGCAGTTATACGCTAAAAGCCTACGTTTTAGATACCAATACAGACACATTAACACAAATTACTGACTCTGCTTTTTACGGCTCGCCTCGCGTTGATTACTTAGATGGCTATGGTGTTTTTGTTAAGCCAAACAGCCAACAGTTTTATATTTCAGCCTTAAATGACTTTAGCAGCTTTGATGCTTTAGACTTTGCAAGCGATGAAGCTGATCCTGATAACCTTGTGACATTTATCGTTGACCATCGAGAGCTTATTCTTTTTGGTGAACGTACAACGACGGTATGGTTTAACAATGGCGGTGCTGATTTTCCACTTTCTCGCCGCGATGGCGCAGAGATGGAGGCAGGGTGCGCGGCTGCTTTATCCGTTGCCAAACTTGATAACACAGTATTTTTCTTAGGTCGAAATGTTTACGGTCAAGGCTTAGTTTATCGCTTAAATCAGTATGTCCCACAGATTGTATCTAATCGCGGCATCGAGCAAATGATTAATGCTTTTTCGCGTATTGATGATGCGATTGCCTACGCTTATCAAAAAAATGGCCATAGCTTTTACGTTTTAACATTCCCCACTGCTAACAAAACGCTTGTTTATGATGCTTCAATTCAAGACCCTGATATGGCTTGGTCGGTTCGTGAGACTTATGACTTAGGCCGTGATCGGGCAACATGTCATGCCTTTGGTTTTAATAAGCATTTAGTTGGTGATTTAGAAAGCGGTAAAATATTTGAGCTAGACGAAAATACACACACCGACGGCGGTTTGCCGATTGTTTGGAGTCGCACAAGCTCACACATTGTCAGTGATTACAAACGAATCAGGCATAAAGAAGTCGTTCTAAACTTTCAGACAGGTGTCGGCTTAGAAGATGGCACTGACCCACTTATTTATCTAACTTACAGCGACGATGGCGGCCATAGTTATATTACGCCGCGTGAAGCTAGTCTTGGTGTCATTGGTCAACGTAAAAACCGAGTGATGTTCTCACGCTTGGGACAATCACGCGACAGGGTTTATAAGGTCTTTGGTTCTGCACCTGTTAAAACAGTGTTTATTAGTGGCTTTATTGAATTAGAGGCATTAAACACATGAAAATTGCCTCACCCTTAACACTTAACTTAACTGATACAAGGGCTTTTAAAATATGGCTATATCAGCTATGGCAGGGCGTTAATGGTGATACAGACACAGGCGATACAGTTGTAACTATCGTAAATAATTACGCTATTCAAAAGCAAACAATTGTCGATGTTGGCTCTAGTTATGTTTTAGATAAAGTCGTAAACGTGGTCGATGCTGACGTAAAAACTACGTCAATTATTGAATGTAGCATTGCACCTGTTGCGACAGGTTATACAAGGCCTGTCGAGGAAGTGATTTATGAGCGCATCATGGTTTACGCCACGCCTAAAAACGGTTCAATAGATTTTTATTTACAACCCGAACATGGCCATTTTAAAGGCGAGTTCGTTATTAATTATATGGTGAAAAAATGACAGGCCGCGTCACTCTTGTAAATTCAAGCGAAACAGAAATCGGTACTAATGCAAACCCTGTTATTATGCAGCCTGTCGTTGATGGTGTTGGCAAGGTTAGCACAGGCAACAGCACTACTACGCCTTTAGCGTCAGGCGCAACATTCACAGGCACAGGCGAACAAAATCAATTTCCTGATGTTTACGTTAGTTGCATTACTGACCAAGTTGGTAAATTGTATTTTGATTTTAGTAATGACGGCACTAATTGGAATGTGTTTCCGCCTACTGGATTTGACTTGGCTGCTGGTGTACACGAAGCGCATAAAGCATTAAAAGCAGGGCGTTATTTTAGAGCGCGTGTAACTAATACAAGCGGTTCGGATCAAACATATTTACGCTTATACACATATTATGGCGAATTTGACCAATTAACAGCACCTTTGACATTTTTACCAAACTCGGACACTGATGCAATTACTACTAAAAGCGTATTAGTTGGCCAAACTGATGGCGGTGATTTTGAGTTTGTGGGTGTTGACCCTGAGGGGGCTTTGCGTATTCATGTTACTGACCACACAAGCCCGTTTGGTGAATTGATTACAGCAGAATTAACTCCGATTGTTCAGGCCGACTTTGTTTATGGTATTAATGCTAATTTGTTTAACACTACGTTAACAGGTAGCGGCACAGCAACAAGCACTAATCAAATGGGCATTGCTTCTACCACAGCCAATGCAAGCAGCAGCTCGTTAATTCAGACCCAAAGACGCGCTAAGTATCGTGCAGGTGAGGCTTTATTAGCGCGTTTCACTGCTCAATTCACCACAGGCGCGGCTAACAGTACCCAATTAGCAGGTATGCGTAATGCTAATATAGATGGCTGGTTTATCGGTTATAACGGTACTAATTTTGGTGTTTGTTATAGACGTAATGGGGTTGATACTTGGGTTAATCAGGCTGATTTTAACGGTGATAAATTAGACGGCACAGGCTCAAGCGGTATCACAATCGACCCGACAAAAATCAACATCTTTCAGTTAGGTATTGGCTATTTGGGTGTTCGTGGTTGTACTTTCTCAATTCAGCACCCGACAACTAAAAACTGGATTGCTTTTCACGATTATTCGTTCATGGGTGTGACAGCCGACCAAAGTCAGTCAGTCAATCCGACTATGACTTTTGGCATACAAGCAATCAATACAACCAATGCGACAAACATTGTTGTTAAAGCGGCTAGCGTTGGCGTGTTTATTGTTGGTAAACGTGAACGTATTGGCTCAACATACGGTGTCAATAACTTTAAATCAGTTGCCACAACAGACACAAACATTGTAACGGTTCGCAATAACACAACAATTAACAGCGTAACTAATCAATCACAAATTCGCATTAGGTCGCTGAGTGTGTCAACGGTTGCGGGTGTTCCTGTTGTGTTTAAACTTATTAAAAATACAACATTGGGCGGTGTCCCATCTTATACAAATATCGACGCAACAAACTCGTGCGCGGCGTTTGATGTTGCTGGCACTACGGTAACAGGTGGTAACGTGCAATTCAACACGACAGTTGGCGCAAACGGTAATGCGTTTGTGGATTTGACTGAGTTTGATATATTTTTAGCTCCGAGCGAAACGTTAACCTGTACGGCTGCAACAATTTCGGGCGCAGCAGCTAACCATGTTGTCGCTATTAATTGGAATGAGGATATTTAATGTCTAATCATCTGTTTTTGGCCTATGAATCTTGCAAAGATAGATTTGATAGGCCAATTACATTTGAGGAATTTAAGACAATGTTCGCTGATTGGGAATGTATCCCTGTTGATGTTAAAGGCGAAGCGGCAGGCGCGTTAATGTGTCGAAATGACGAAATTCATGCTTGCATCATCGAGAAGTATCACAAACGCTGGGTAAGTAAAACGCTTTGGAATGCAGTGTTTAAAGAGCGTTTAAGCAAATACGGTTATTTGACGACAGGTGTTACCGCTAACAACGAAATTGGGCGTAAATTCGTTGAGCGATGCGGTTTTAAAGAGTATTATAGATTTGCCAATGTAGTTATATATCGGCTAGTGGGGTGAAAAATGGGTTTAGAGATTATCGGCGCAGGCTTACAGCACAAAGCGGCAAAAGATGCAGCAAGCGCACAAAAAGAAGCGGCTTACGAGGCGAATCAAACGGCGCGAGACATTAGTGCCGAGCAAATGGATTTATATAAGCAAATTTATAACGAACAAAAAGCACAACAGTCCCCTTATTTACAACAAGGTCAATCAGCCATAAGCAAATTAGGTTCACTAATGGGCAGCACTGACCCATTTGAAAGTTATTTGCAAAAAACAGGGCTGCAAGGCGGTTTAGATGCGTATTTGAAACAAAAAGGCGTGTCTAATTATGGTTTTTTAAACAGTCCACAATATCAATTTTTACAAAAACAAGGACAACAAGCATTAGACCGGAGTGCGGCGGCTCGCGGCATGGGCTACAGCGGCGCACAAATGAAAGCAGCGCAACAATTCGGGCAAGGTTTGGCAAGTCAGCAATACGACAATGAATACAACAGGGCAGCAAAAGAGTATTTTAATAAATACGATCAAGCGGCCAATCAATTTGGCAATTATTACAATCGCTTAGCAGCACTTGCTCAAGGTGGCCAACAAGCAGCGACAACAGCTAGCCAACTAGGCGGACAATATGGCCAAAACGTCGGCGGCACTTTAGGCTCATTATCAGGCCAACTACAAAACAACATCGGCCAATTGGGTAATGCTCGTGCGAGTGGTTATATTGGTCAAGCTAATGCGATTACGGGTGGATTGCAGGGTATTACTGACAATTTGTTCCGCGCTGCTAGTTTATTCGGTGGGGGTCGCTAATGCTTAACTTAGACACAAGAATCCCACTCATGGCTCAAGAGCGCGATTACGGTCGCGGTTTTGACATGATGCAACAAGCGCAAATGAATCAGTTAAAACTTCAAGCATTGCGCGACGAATATAACGCAGCCAAAGAAGAACGCGACAGACAAAAAGCAATGCGTCAAGGTATGGCTAGCGAGTTGCAAAAAATACAACAAGGCACACCAGCGCAATATCGCACTACATTTCCACAAACCATGCCCACAGGTCAAATGCCTCAAGGCATGACAGGCGTTTTAGCGTCAGAACGTGGCCAAAACTTGCCACAGCCTGCATTGTTTGGCGAAAACATCTTACAAGGCAATTTTGATGTTAACCGCGAATTGGTTAGTCCTGAAATTGCGCCAAAACAGCCCGACATTAAAGATATTTTAATGGCGCAATTTAACGCAGCAGTCGCTAATAATGACGTAGCTACGGCTTTCGATGCTAAAAAGAAGTTAGTAGAGTTAGAAAAGAGTCCTATTAAATATTTTGGTGGATTAACTGAGGCAGTTGATGCAACTGGCAAGCCTATTTTGTTGGCAATGACTGAGGGCGGCGCAGTGCCTAGCGGTTATGCTCCTTCGCCTAAAGTTTTAACTGCAAAAGATAAGTTTGAGCAAAATTTGGCTGAGCGTAAATTCAAAGCTGAGCAAGAAAAAGCATTAAGAGAATATCAGCAAAAAGAGCGCGAGATTAATTTAAAAGCCAATCAACCTGACCCTATTGAACGTGCTGGCGCAATTGCTGATGTTAAGGCTGAGGCTAAAGTCAGACAAGACTTAATTGGTGATGCTGCAAATGTTGTAAAAACATATAATTTAATGAATCCAATGATTAGTTCAGCTATTGATATTGTAAAAAAATTGCCTCCTGATATGTTGCAATCAAAATATCAGTCCATGCTTGCTGGCACTCCATTAAATAAATATTTGGGCAATCCTGAACAGCAAAAAGCAATAACAGATTATAACTTGATGCTTGAAAATTTGCGTTTGTATATTGAAAAACCTGCTGGCGCGATTTCTAACTATGAGCAAGGTATTTTAGGTCGTGCTATTGGTATTTTAGAGGGTAATTATTCAAATGAACAAAAAGAGTCTGCATTAAAACAAGTAAAAGGCATATTTGACAATCAAAAAAATGTAGCCGAAAACGTTTTAAAGCAAAACAAAGCAGAGCGTTTTAATTATAACTCACAAAAAGATAAACCTTTAAGATTTACAAAACAGGCAAATTCCGCACAGCGTAAAGAGTACGGTGATGCTATTTTTGCCGCAAAAGGTGATCCTGAGAAAATTCGAGAGATTCAAGAATACGCTAGAGAATTGGGAGTGCTTGAATAATGGGTGCTTATGATCATATTTTGAAAAAATCACAAACAATAAAAACAGTAGAAAAACCAAAACAGAGTGAGCCAAGTAATGCGTCTGTATTGGTTTCATCTTTAGCAAAAGGTGTTGCTGGCATCCCTGATATGTTTATCAATGCCGCGCCTAGTCTTGTCGGTTTAGGTATGGCTGGTAGTGGTTTTGTATCTAATGAACTAGCTGAGAGATTAGGGCGAGATACAACATTAGGCGGTTATTTTTCAAAAGTAAATGAATTGGCTAATCAAGGGTTATCTAATTTTGCTTATGCACCAAGTATTGCAAATAAAGCGTTAAGGGCTGTCGCACCTATTCAAGACCCTGTTACGCCTAGTCAAAGGGTTATGGATTGGGCTGCTCAAAGTGCCACAGGCGCATTACTGACTCCAGCTGCTACCACAAAAGAGTTTGTATTAAATGCTGCTAAATTTGGCGGGTATGGTGGTTTGGGTGGTGTTGTCGCTGAGGAAACTGGATCACCTTTGGCTGGTATTTCCGCGTCCATTGCTGCACCTGTCGCGGTTAATGCTGCATCTAATCTTGCATCAAGAATCAATCAACCTTTAACGGCTGGCGGTAGAGAAAATATAGTAGGTCAAAGACTTGTCAATATTGTGCAAGACCCTATCGCCGCTAGTGCTGCTTTAAAAAATGCGCCTAAGCCATTAGTTAAAGTTTCGCAAGCAACAAGCGGCCAAGTATTAGCGCAACAAACAGGTGATAAAAACCTATTAAGAGCTGAAGATGTTGTAAGGCAAAAAATAGGTATTGCTGACGATATTAACGCACGTTATGCACAAAATCAGTCTGCAAGGCAAGCTGAGATTGCTCGCTTAGGTGGTGGTGGTACCGCTCAAGATGCGGTAACAATAGCGCGTGAAACATTGGCAAAAAATAAAGCTATTTTAGACCAACAAAAAGCGCGTTTAATTCAATCACAGCAAGCGAGAGGACAACAAGCCAACCAACAACAACAAACAGCGTTAAGTGATTTGGGTTCTCAAACAAGTGCGGACGATGCGGCGCAAAGATTGGCTAATGTTGCCGATCCTATTTTGGATCAAAAACAAAAAGACATTAGCAGCGCTTTTGAAAGTGTTGATCCTTTTAATGAAGTCACCGCATTGCGTATTCCTATGCAAAAAATTGAGGGAGTTTTGCAAACAAATTACGGTGGCTTATCGCTAGCACAAGATAGTAAGGTTCGCCAAGCTATTAAGTTGATTAATGAAGCTGCTGGCCAAAATAAAGCGGCCAAAGATATTCCAGAATTGGCTATGGTTAAGCCAACAGTTCCGCCTTTGCCTAAATTTGACCCCAAACAAGTCAACCCTCAAATTGACGATATGTTAACAGCTATTGCCAAGTATGGCGGATTAAGTCGTGATTATGCTTTAAGTGTTGGTATTGACCCTAAAATGCTTAATCAACGTGCTGCTGGTGCTTTAGTCCCATTCCCTAAAAATGGTGGATTGAGTGGCGACGAAATGGCTACTAGGCTAGCACAGGATGGATACCCAGTAGGGAATTTGGGTGCTGAGGATATTTGGCAATTTAACGAGGCTTTAGATAATGCTATGCGAGGTTATAAAGTATTAACTCCGCAAGGGCATGAATTACAAATGGCTAGACAACAAGCTCAAAAAGATTTGGAATTATTTAACGAAAACCTTAAATTAAATCCTGATTTGCTTGGTTCGACAATGACGTATAAGCAAATGCAAACTATTCAAAGTAGAATAGGGCAATTGCAAAGAGAGGCTATTAAAAGTGGTTCAAGCGTAGATGCAAAAACATTATTGGAATTAAAAAAATTAATTCGCGGCACAATGGATGATGAAGTTAAGCGCGGTGTTGTCCCTGCTGATATTGCTGAGTCATATAAAAAGGCAATAGGTTTAAAAGCGGATTTTGAAAAACGTTATGGTTCTGCGCCTATTTCTGATTTACGTTTTAAGGGTTATGAGCGTCAGAGTCAAAATTTAGCAACATTGCCTAAAAAACTTGTGTCAACTCGTGAGGGTTTGGAATCGTTTAAAAAATCTTTTGGCAGCGAAAAAGAAGCTCGCCAAGCATTAAGCGATTACATTGCGTCCGATTTTAGAACACAAGTTTTAAATATTGGTAACGGTGGGTTAAAGAGTGGATGGGAAGAAAAAGCATTTAAATTTGTTAAAGATAACAAATTAGCTTTAGATGAATTTGATGATTTGTCTAAAAACATCATGTTTGCTATTCAAAAATCCAAAAACACACAACAATTACAAAAGTCATTTGATGATGAATTGACTAATTTAGCAAAAAAATATGCTTTGCGCGAATCTAAGCAATTAGAGCAAGGTGGGAAAGTATTTAATAATCTAAAAGACCCTGACAAGGTTATTGATGCTTTCTTTTCGTCATCTATGCGCGAAAATGACGCTAAATTTATTATTGAGTTAGCAAGCGAAAGTAAGGTTTTTAATCGTGCTTTGCGTGGCGCAATATCCGACAAAATAAACAAATTAAATGACAATCAAATGATTAAGTTTTTGGAGGATTCCAAAAATATCAAATTGATTGAATCATTGTATGGCAAAAGCACATCAAGCGCATTAAATAAAGTGCTTCAAGATGCTAAACGAGATGCAATGGGGCGTACTGGTTTAGGTTCGGGATCACAAACATTTGGGCGCGGTCAAATTGATAAATTAATGAATCAAAATATTTACGCGCTTGATGCTTTAGGCGGCACACTTGGCGGATTGGTTGGCTCACTGCTAGGCAATCCAATTCTAGGTGTTGTGGGTGGTGCTAGTGTTGCACACAAGACCAAACAAATTACAATGGCATTAGATGAGCAAATGGCAAAAGCATTTTTAAACAGCGACGAGGCCGCTAGATTGATAGATAAAAAATTATCTAGTGGAAATTATTTAAAAAATGCAAAATCAACATCAGCTAAAAATATTGTTCCAGCTTCTCAAAATGAGGATAAAAGATAATGGCTTATTCACTTTCACCACTGTTAAAGCCTCGCTTTTTTGTTAATGCGACAAACAAACCATTAGTCGGCGGTAAGCTTTATACATACTTAGCTGAGACTACTACGCCAGCGACAACCTATTCAAATGATACAGGTACACCAAACACTAACCCGATTATTTTAGATGCCAATGGCGAGTGTAATTTATATCTTGATGATGATGTTAGTTATCGCTTGATTTTAAAAGATGCTAATGATGTTACTTATTTTGATAAAGACCGCGTTAGCTCAATCGGTGGCGGTGATTACAAAGTATTAACGTTTAATACCATTGATGATTTACGTTTAAAAATTGGTAGCACAAAAGAGCCAGTGGCTCAAACGTCAGGTTATTACAATGCAGGTGATGGTGGCGGTAATTCTTTTTATTGGGACGGCACAAGCAGCGCGGTTGATAACGGCGGCACAATCGTCAAACCGACTTTTGTTAGTGGCGCGGGTCGTTGGCTTGCTATCAATACTGACAATATTAATGTGAAGCAGTTTGGGGCGAAAGGGGACGGCATTACAAATGATGCTGATGCAATACAGCAAGCATTGAACACTGGGAAAGACTTAATAGGGGGTAGTGGTAATTATGTCATTAACAAGTCACTATATATTAAAACGCCGGGGCAGAAAATTATTGGGCTAGGGCGCATATCTATGAGTGCAGCACTTGGAAAACCTGCAATAATGGTTGGCGCAAAAGATGAAGCTGGGACTAAGTCAGATGAGCAAGTATGGCGAGTAAAGATTGATGGTTTGGAAATCTACGGCTCAGGAACACGCACAGCAGGCTCGGCAGGTATAAGCCTAGTATCGTGTTCACAATGCGATTTCGGGGTAGATATTCGACTATTTCATGCGGGGGTACGGGTTGACGGGGTGTGCATAGCCAATGCTTTTTATCAACCGACAATAATACAAAACACATACGGATTGTACGACCCAAGCGGAAACCCACTAACTTCTGATATTCAAGCAACTGTGTTTTTTGGGGGTCGGATTGAGAGTAATGAACGCGAAGGTTTATATATTGCTAGCCCTAATTTAAAGTTTGTTGGGTGTGTAATTGAAGGCAACGGGCTTTTTGGTGACGGGGACGGCAGTACGCCAGAGGTCACTATTCTAGCAAGCGCGACTAGCGGGTCGATTTCTTTTAGTGAATGCTACATGGAGAGTCTGAGCGGGAAGTCGGCAGACTCTATCATTAGCATTGCACCAAGCGCGACAAAACTTGTGTTTATAACAGGAGGGACGTACTTTGGCTCGAATGATAAAAATAAGTTTCTGGTAAAAATTCAACCTACCGCTAGTACAGTTGTAGGTGTTATGCTGAGTAATGTGGCTATGTCTAGCTGCATCAACTACGTGAGTGGGGTTATATCTGGAAATAGTCGCGTGTGTGTTGTAAATTGCTTTCCAGATGTAGATGTTGCATTAAAAACAAATGTCACGGTGGGTATTGGTTTACCCATGATTCAGCAAATCGACAGAGCATATTGGTACACTAATCAAAACGTTGCTATTGAAAAAGTTACAGCGGCTGTCGAGTTGGTAGCTCCACTTGTGACATCAACTGGCACTGTCAATACGCCATACGTTGTATCAACGTCGGCAGTTTTCGGCGCAACAATGTTTGGCAACTTTTTACAAAAACGCCAGTCTATCAATGCAACCGCAATCGCATCTCCGATAGCTGTATCAGTAAGCGCAATCGCAACTGACACAAACATGGTTTTCAAGATTGAAGCTGCTGGCCGCGCATCTAGTACGAGTACACACGCTTTTACTGCGAGGCTTGTAGTTAATCGCGCTGGCGGCACTGTCACAATTGAAGACCAGCAGGTTACATACAATAGTAAAGCTGCTCAAACACTCCTTTTTTCTGTTGATGGTAGTAATAACATTGTTGTGACAGCGTCGTCGGGTACATCACTAAGCTCTTATGTATATCGTTTCTTTTATGACCGATTTTTACAAGCATAAATGTGTTTTTTACTCATGGTTATTCCCAATAAATAAGCCCAATTAAGGGCTTATTTGAACGCTACACAGGATTATGCGTCACTTTTGACAAATATACAGTTATATATCGAAAATAACGCATAAACCTAGTTAGGTTCTTCTATTCCACGCATCAAGCAAAGCATCGTCTGTTTCACCATCAACGCTCATGCTTGCAGGGCATTTTTTGCATTCAATCCACCAGCTTGGCGCATAAGTATCTCCAATGTATTCTGTGCAGTGTGCGCCCTCTAGTTCTGTACTGCCACAATGAGGGCAGGGCTTATACGCTTTTTCCAAAATAAAATCCTCTCAATTTTCACTACAAACCTAACTCGCGTTCAAACCGACAAACACCTAGCCGATTTTGACGAAAAACAATTACCGCTTTAGGTGTTTGCGGTTTAACTTTTAGTTAGGCACTAAATATCTTGTCTGCAATCATTTTACAAATTGATTCAAATTCGCTTCTACGCAAATCTTCGGTTAATTCAAAAGCCTTAAACTTTTCACCTGTTTTTAGGTCAATATAAAAAGCATTGCCCTCAGTCAAGAAGCCTTGCACTTTATCAACGCCAAACGGTAAAACCAAATTATCAACAATATCTTGGTACATATTAACTCTCCAATTCTTTAATAAACGACTCAGCTCTTTCTTTGGTGTCACAGTATTTCAACACATAACCGTCACTTTCTTCGACAGCAAAAAGTTTCACACCGCAAATCACTGTAGGTACAACAAAGTATTTCATCATGTCACCTTGTTCAAAAATATTTTACTAACTCAACGTGCCTAACTCGTCACTCAACAAGGACAACAACCCAGCCTCAAACAGTGCTTTTTTAATTGTCATGGATTCGTACCAATTAAAATATATCCTTGTGGGTTGTCGCCTGTTAGTTCAACAGTTAGGTTTTAATCTTTACACTAAAATAAGTATCAATAGAGCATAACGCTCCATATACAATGAAAAGAAAAACCGCAAATAAAAACTGAGGCCATTCCTTAATGCAAAAACCAAGAAACCAGCCAAACGCAGCAGCTACAAATAAACTAAGCCACCAATAAACAGACTTTTTCATAACCACCTCAAAAAATATACAACTAAAAATAAAGGTTTAACGCCATGTTGCGATAACTTGCACGAGTGACACAGTTTTTGTGGTTGTGCCATTCGTTAAAGTATCGGGCTAGTTTTTGTTGGTCATTTTCTTTCATGTTATCTCCAAACCTAACTCAGCAATCAAGCAGGAAAACGCCCCACACAATCACTGAATTTATTAGTTTGTTAGCCAAAACGTGGCTAGTCGTTTATCAAGAGGGCGTTTCCTCTTATTGCTATAGTTATACCTTAACCACCTGCGCTAGTTTGCAAGTCAATACTAGGCAAAATAGTTTCAGGTCTAAAAATAACTCTGTAGTGGTATGGATTTTGTTTTGATGGTTGCACTTGTTCGGCAAACCACGTTACGTTATCAGAAATACCCAAAAAGTGTTTTTTATATTCGGTTGCACTCGTTTTACACGTTACCTCTAGTCTGTCAGTCGTAGGCTCTACAGAGCAAAGTCCTTCAATCGATAATAAATACTTGCCTTGTATTGAATCATAAAAAACAACACGGCGTTCAATTTCAAAGCTATCAGCAGCAGCCGACAAATTGCGAGATGCGACATAAGCCTCTCTCGCACAACCAACGGTTAAAGCACTAATCAAGGCTAATAAAATAAACTTTTTCATAAATCTCTCACTAAGGTATAACTCAGCAATCAAGCGGACAATGACCCAGCCACTTGTTGCTCAGTTTATTAAGTTTATGCTACTGTAAAGTAGCTTGTGTCAGCGTGGGGCATCGCCTCTTATTGCTAAAGTTAGAACCTAGCGGTAAACATTTACATTAGCGTCAGGGTATTTTCGGCAAGCATCTAAGTATTTTGCAATCCACGGTACAAAATGCTCCCAAAGCCCCCAGCCGTTGCTTGCGTTAAACTGTTCATAATGCGATTTATTGCAAACCATTTTTGATAGCCCCTCAGCGAGAGGCTCTATCAAGTCTTTTGCTTTAGTAATCCCTAACTCTTCGGGTCGCCAAAGATGCTTATAAATTCCAGCTTCTTCAGCCATCGTGTTTAAGTTATGCGTAATATTCGCATCGTAAACTTCCTTACCATTATCAAGCGTTAAATAAACGTCTAAACTCATAATTACCTCTTGTTTGTTCTAACTCACGCTTTAACAGTGACACCACCACAGCCACTGTCTAAGCATTAAAAATATAAATGATTCATTCGCCTTGCTTATAACGTGTGGGGTGGCGCACGTTAAGCTAGTAGTTAAATCCCAAGCTCGCTTCTAATTTGATTATAGTACGCTTTTAATTGTTCACATCTTTCTTTTATGCGTTCCTCTTTTTCAAGATCACGCTCATAAACAAATGATTTAACACGCTTGTCGGGGTCAATATGCGAAACAATATGTAACTCCCTTTGTTCGTACCCAATTAAATGCTCAGGCGTATCAACTAAGCAATAATCGACACTAGCAGCTTCACAGTCCCATAACATCATATAACCTCTCATTTGCCATTCGTAATCATCCGCGTTTGTGGCGAACAGTGGGAATGTTGCCAGACTCCACGATGTTTTAATATCGCGGATTAGTGATGTTTCTGCATCGTAAATATCACACTCACCTGTAATCCACTCATTAGACCGTCTCTCTGTGTTTTTTGTGTATGGTTTACTTAAACGAAACTCTACATTATTTAATAAATCAATACTTGATTCTATGGCAAACCCTTTTTTATCTTCACACTCAACACCTTTACTCATTGCTTTAGTGTTTATTTTTTTGCGGACACCAAAATACAATTCCCGTATCTCGTCCTCTACTATTTTTTTTGCCGTAGCAGAAAGCTTTTGGCTTTTCTGCTTAGGCTCAGTCATAGCAGCAGGTAACGCACTACAACGGATTAGCATATCAAGCCTCCATTACTTCAGCGTGTTGTGCATCTGTTAATGTGAAGTTATTTAAAACATCTTCTTTTTTTGCTGTGCCTGCCTTAATTGCTGCAATAGCCTTAGCTAATCTGTCGCTGCTTATCTCAGGTTTGGCTTGTGGTTTTGGTGTTTGTTTTGGTGCTGGCTCTGGTGTATGTGCATCGGCATCATTATCACCCTCAGTAGGGATGCAAAAAGCCTGCATGTAAGCGTATTTCATTGCAGCCGACATTGCTTTATTGGTCGCCTTATCTGCACTATCCATTGCCTCACCAAACGTCTTAACAGTGTGCTTTGAGCCATCGCTAACGGCAATAAAATCAAACTCACAATCGACAACAACATAAAATAACGGAAAACCTTTATTTGATTGCCTTTCGATGCACTCGCGTGACAAAACACGAGGCATAACAATCAATCCTGCATCAACCATAGGCCGAGCTAATGAATTATAAACATCATCAATACCGCGGAAACGGTATCCTTGTTGGCTGTTGTTTCGGTTCTTGCTGATACCCTCAGTAGCCATCACTGCCATTACTTTGTTAATGGCCTTGTATACTTCTGTCATGTCTTAATCCTCAAATTGTTTTACTTGCTTTTTAAACTCAGCAAGTGATTGTAAAACACACTCCATTGCTTTAGATAAGCAACTAGACTGTGCAAAAAAGGTATATGGTACACTGTTAATCGTACCGCTAATTGTGGTCATGTATCGGCCATTTTCTCGGTTGCGCTTAATATCCATAATTTGTCACCAACTTTTGTGCTTTATCTTCTAAAGCTCTGTTTTCAGCTAAAATGCGCTCAATTCTTGCGTCATGGTCGGCACGAATTGCAGCCAATCGTTTTGATTGGTCGTGCGCCTCAACGAGCGCAACAACCAAAACAGACAAAACACCTAAAAGAATATAAGTGACCATGTTTAAATCTCCTTTTCAATTAATGCCGCAACTTCACGACACATATCATCAGTCAAATAACAATCCAAAACAACATCGTTTGAATCGTCCTCTCCGTCAGTGTAAACAAATACAACGGCTTGATTGCGAACAGTTACATCAAGTCGCTTGTAGATTGTTTTTTTTTCGCCTGACATGTAAAAATCGCTAACCTCTTCAACGCTAAAAGATGCGCGAAAACTTGAGTATTCGGAACTAAAAAAAACTTGCCAGTTTTCTTTGCTTACATAATCAATTGTGAACATTTTTATACTCCACTACAAAAACGACTAAACACTAAACAATGCTTATGCGTTTTTATAATGTCGCCACTCGGATTTACGCACTTTAGTGACCATGTTGCAAATTTCCAAAACCTTTCATTTCGGCTTGCCGCGATGCTTACTGCATGAGTAAATAATAGCGATTAACTACCAATAACAAAAACAAGTAATTTTGATATAAGCACTATGTTTTTTTAGAAAAACTGATATATTCGCAAAAAACTAAAAACAGAGGCCAAAAATGACAATCAAAGAT